GGGTATTTTTATATTGGAATCAAGGGGGTAGGATTATTTTAGCACAAGGGGGCAGAATCGCTTGGTTTTAGGGGGCAGCTTACACTGGATTTTCCACTTGCCTTGGCTAAACTTTTTGTACGCTTCTTTATTGTGTTTTTGAATCCGAAAACATAATCTTCGGTATCAATCTCAAATGAATATGTAGTGGAATACATCACTCTTTGAAGCTCTTTTGTTAGTTCTGTTACTTTGCTCATTTGTTCTCTTCTATTATTAGTCGTTATTATTTCCAAGAAGTTCTTGTAAAGCAGACTTATATCCGTCCAACGCCTGTTGTGTATATCCCAATCTGAATTTTTTATCTGCTGAAAGAGAGTCGTTGTTCAATCCTTTTTCAATAGCTTCAATGTTTGCTTTGTAGTATCTGATAAGTTCTTCTATTTTCATTGCTCTTTACTTTTACTTGTTATTAATAGGTGTTATTTTGACATTGTAAAGATACAAATAAATAATTGATTTACAATGGTTTATGCCTTTTGCTTTCATCGTAAAATACTGAAAGGCAAAGATTTAACTTTTACTTGCAGAAACGAAAAAGGCAGAACAGATTTCTCCATCCTGCCTTAATGCAAACAAATGTTCTATGAATATGAGAACAATAAAATTAACTTCAAACAAATGTAGGCGTAAACTCGATACCTAGCGCACGAGCGATGCGAAAGAAGCTCGATAATTGTATGTCTGCCTCCCCTTTTTCCACACGGGCGATATAGCTCTGTTCCTTACCGATTTTCTGTGCCAGCTGTTTCTGGGTTAATTTTAGTTCCTTTCGGCGTTCGCGGAGTATATCACCATAATACCATGCCATTGCATTTTCATTGAATTTCTCGCGAGTGGCCGTACCATTTTCTCCGTACTTTTCATCAAGCTGCTGGTTGGTCGTTTTGAGTTTCGCCAACTTTTTCTCATCTAACTGTATCATAACGCTAAGTCTTTTAAAATTCGTATTGCTTTGGCTATTTGCTTATTATAATCCTTTGTAGACTTCTTTAAAAATCCGTTAAGCAGAATTATTTTGGTTGATAAAATGACATTGCTGTTGTCAATCGCAAACAGCACAGTTCTATATTCATTAGAGCCGACCGATACACGCATTTCATACAAGTCTGTTCCATCCAAATGCTTTACATACTTTATGGGCAAAGCATACACAGTTTGTACAAGTTCAAATGTATACTCGAACTTATCCTTTACCCTTGTATTCAGACCATTATAAAACTCTTCAAATTCTTCAGTTTTATATATGGTTCTTATATCGGTGGTTTTACTTTCAACTGATTTCATGATGCAAATATAACTAATTAGTTATAATAAGACAAGCTTTATATCTTATTTCTCATTAAACCTTTTCATTACTCAAATACTTTTCTGTGATTATCTCAACCGATTTGCTTATCATGTAATCCGTATCGATTCCAAGCTGCTGGTAAAATAAAGCGTTTCCGGCAAGGCTTTCACTGGCAATCTGCAAGGTTCTGCGTTCTTCTTTGGTGAATCCGATGCGGAATGTGCGGAAAATGGATAATGCTTCTTTCAGATTTCCGGAGCGGAGTAGGGAAGTGGCTTTACTTGTTTTTGTCTGCATAATCTACAGTTTATATTTCATAATCTTCCGTTGGGTAAAATTCACGACCTTCAAAATCATCTGCTGTGAGAACGACTTCTTCGCAGTCTACCATTTCTTCTACCTTCTCAAAAGCTAAATCGTAATCTTCCGCTTCCACCTCTACTACTTTGGAGAGGGTTTCCACTACTTTTATTTTGTATTTCTTCATTTCACACCTCCTTTCTGTATTCCAGCGTGATAACCGTCAAGCCATATCAAAAGCTCTTTTGGCGCATGATAACCACTTAAGCGGTGACATGGTACTCCATTTTCAAATATTCGATTCCCGGTTTGGTTTGTGTCATGCGCCACAATTGCATAAGCGTTTCGGGTAAACGAGGAACCTGTTAGGTGCATATTGTTTATCTCGCAATATTTCTCTAACTGCTTCAATGCTTGCTTCTGTGTCATTTCTTGCCTCCTTTCTTCAATTCTTCAATCAGTGCATCAGCAAGTTTAACTCCCCATTCAGCAAACCGTGCAAATGTTATGTCTTTAGTCATAACTGGGTCACTGTTAGCACAAAAACCTTGTATGGCTGCTTTTGCAACTTCATACCTGCGTTGTTCCCAATCTATGACCTTATCAAATTCAAGCGCTGTTGCCGGTAGTATCCGACCATCACTCGTATGGTATGCTCCACATGAAATCCTCATCGTACCTGAAGAATTAACCTCCACTGTTTCTCCAGTAGCTTTAAGCTTTGCTTTCATTCTTTCGTTTTTCATTGCATTAATCTCTTGTCTTCACTTACACTTCCAATAAGCCATTTATCCCGTCTTTCTCTACACGCCTCTAAGGTAGGCGCACAACAAGAAAACAACTCACCGCTTTCAGTACGGTAATCGTACTGGTACATTCTCACTCTCTTACCTCTCAACCTGGTGTTGTAGGTACAATAATTCTCTTTACCGGGTTGGCATACGCTGCAACCGTTTTCATTTATTGAGTTCATAATCACTATATTTAATGTTTTGCATTCAATCTTTTTTCACTCGTATAAGCCACTACAAGCCCAGTCTCGTCATGCTGTATGGTGATGTACTTTTCACCCCTCTCTATAGTAGAGAAGTCGTACGGCGTACATAGCTTACCCAACACTTTGCCCAGTTGTTTCATCAGTGGGGCTCCGGGGCTAATCATTAAAATTAAATCCGCTTTCATAATCGTGTATATTGTGGTAGCCAGAAGGCTACCGGATTATTATATTTGTTCTTTCAACCACTGACGATAAATTCTGTCACAAATTGCTTCATCGCTTTCAAAAGGACCAGCAAGTGTATATATCACTTGTTCGGGTTCGCCATGAGGCTTAATTGTCACTTCGTATTCGTCTGGCCCACATGGGTTACGTGCTATTCGTTTACAACTAACTATTGCTTTATCATACTCTTTCATAATCGTATATATTTTAATTGTTATTATTGCTATCTTTTAGTATTATAAAGGTACTGATTTATAGGGATATATGCAAATTTTAAAAACTATTTATTGTTTGATTATCAACAAGTTAAACTTGATTTAACTTAAAGCCGGATATTGACATATTCATTTCAATCGCGCTTTGTATGAATACCGTCCAATGATATGTTCAATGCTTTTTTCATGTATCGACTTATTACAATTAGAAAATAATCCTTAACTTTGTTCATACTTTTAAATTGTAGATGCATGAAGAAAATTGTGACTTTATTTGCAGCCATACTTCTGTTATACGGTTGCGGAAGTGTTCCTTTGACAGGCAGAAAACAGATGCTGCTTGTATCTGACTCCGAAGTGCTTTCATCGAGTCTGACCCAGTATTCGGAATATATCAAGTCAGCACCGTTATCAAATAATGCAACAAAGAAAGCGATGGTGACGCGTGTCGGAAAGAAAATAGCCACTGCTACGGAACAATACTTGAAAAATAATGGAATGTCCGGTGAGGTGAAGAACTTCTCATGGGAATTTAATTTGGTTAAGGATGATCAGGTGAACGCATTCTGTATGCCAGGAGGCAAAATCGTTGTGTATGAGGGATTGATGAATCTGGTTTCCTCCGATGACGAACTGGCTGTAGTTATCGGACATGAAGTGGCACACGCTGTGGCCAAGCATAGTAATGAGCGTATGAGCCAGCAGTTGGTTGCACAATACGGAGCGAAAATTTTAGGAGAGGCTCTTAGTGGAAAGTCTGCCGCCATACAGAAGGCTGGGAATATTGTCTATGGTCTTGGAGCACAATATGGTGTGATGCTTCCATTCTCACGCAAACATGAGACCGAGGCTGACCATATGGGACTTATTCTTATGACGATGGCCGGTTATAATCCGAATGTGGCCGTCACATTTTGGCAGAAGATGTCGGCGAGCGGATCGGGTTCAGTGCCAGAGATTATGAGCACGCATCCGAGTGATGCAACACGTATCAGTGACATAAGGAAACATTTGCCGGAGATGGAAAAATACGAGTAAACTTTAGGAAGTTAGCGTAAAATATCTGAGCAAAAACAACCTGGAAATAATAGCATAAAAAGGCGTGATTCCATTTTGGTTCACGCCTAAGCAAGAGGGGGCAAGCATTAAAGTGTTCTTATCTTATCCGTTAACAAAAAGATTGGCTGTCCGGGAGGATAGCCTTTTTTGTACATATTACAGGCTACATCTCAAAAGCAAGTTGTCTCCAATTTATCCGATTATTTGGAAGACTTTCATTACATATTGTACCAATAAATAAGATATTTTACTCCTACATTATCTTTAAAAATGTTTCCACCATTTGCTAAAGACAATATTTATTTCTACATTTGAATTTTAACTAATCAAACAATATCACTAAATGTAAGAATATGAAAAAGTTTTTATTTGCCATATTGGCATGCACAATTGCACTTGGCTTTACATCATGCAGAGAGAAAAAAGCAAAAGACAAGGTTAAGGATCGTGTAGAAAATGTAAAGGAATCTGTTGAAGACGCACTTGAAGAAGCACAAGAACAGATTGAGGAGGGAGCAGATGATGTGAGGAAAGCCCTGGATGAAGCCGGGGATGAAATTGAAAAAGCAAAAGAAAAACTGGAATAAGAGTTGTAAAAAAGGCCGTCCTAATTTTATACAGTAAAGAATCCACCTAATTTAAAAACATTATGAAAAAGATTAATTTACTACTGCTTTTTCTCCTATTGGCCTGCACCTTGCCTGCCCAGGATGGCATTTCCATCTTTATTGGCAGAGCCAACCGCTACGCAGCCGTGGAACTTTCTGATTACAGAAAGCGCCTATGTCTGGAATACAATATTTCAAACCGTTCCTTGGACGATTACTACAGACGCTGTGGGAAGGACTGGGGGAATGTAGGAATTGCACTTGAAATAGCCAGGACTTCCGGAAAAAAAATGCGTGACGTCTGTGATTATTACAACCGGTATCAACGTTACGGATGGAACCGTATTCTTGTGGAGATTGGCATAAATCCGGGAAGTGTATATTATACCCCTTTCTATGACAGAGTCCATCACCATAGTGACTGCTGGTATGAATATTATAATTCATACTGTGAACGCCATGACAAATTTCACCATAAGAAACATAAATACAAAAAGCCGAAGAGACACCACAAGAAGCACTATCGGCATTACGATGACGATGACGACGACGACGATGACGACGACGATTGATTGGAATAAAATCTAAACACTGAAATAATCAAGAGGGGACAAGCATTAAAGTGTGCTTATCCCCTCTTGATTATTGGTCTAAATTCTATCTGATTCTTTTAAAATTTAAATCGTATATGGAAACAATAATCAATCTTTTGCTTGATGTACGGTAAGTTGCGGGAATGGGAATCCTATTCCTTCTTCATTGAATGTAGTATAAACTATTTCATTGATATCATACAGTATACTCCAGTAGTCAGCGCTTTTTACCCAGACGCGCACCGTAATATCAACGCTGCTTGCACTCAATGAACCTAAGACAATAAGGGGAGCCGGTGTATCCAATATACGGCTGTCTGCATTGATTATGCGCTGTAAAACGGCTCTGACCCTCTTTACATCCTCACCGTATTCAACACCGAATACCCATTCAACACGACGTTTGTCCTGCTTACTGTAATTAGTGACGGCATTACCACTGAGACTTCCATTAGGTACATAAATCATGCGGTTGTCAAGAGTGGAAAGTATAGTGTGAAATATCTGTATTTCCTTTATCGTACCACTTACTCCCGGACCGTCTATGTAGTCACCTACTTTAAACGGTTTGAAAACAAGTATAATCAGTCCACCGGCAAAATTTGAGAGATTACCGGACAGCGCCATACCCACAGCTACACCGGCAGATGCGAGTAACGCCGCAAAACTGGTGGTCTCCACACCGAGTTTGCCGATTATGGCAAAAGCAAGAATCATGTTCAGCAGTATCTTTATCAGACTCTTCAAGAAGGTCTGTACACTGGTTTCAATCTTTCGTTTTTCGAATAGCTTGGCTACTAATGCACTTATCTGTTTGATGATGAAACGTCCGATTACATAGATTAAAAAGGCAATTAATATGTCCTTACCGGCATCCATGCCAAAATCCACCAACTTTTCCAATGCCTGTTCCAGTTTTCCTCCAGTAGTAGTTGTGTTCAATAAAAATAAATTCATTTCCTTACAAATAAAATAAGATTATAAAAACAGAGTTAAATTCAGTGTGCAAAGATAACCAAATCTGAATGGCTACCACACATATACAATCTGTATTTATTCACAAGAAAAAAGACAAAACTTATTTTCATGGCTTATTCCCTTTCAATAATTCCGGGTTATCGTAAATATTTCCATTGACTTCAAGGTGATTGCCTCTGCACAATAAAAAGCAACGGTGATTATTTGATAGACGAAATCCACCATCAATATAATTGATAATAAAATTGTCATAACCGACGGAGTTAAAACTTACTTTTCCATTGGGAATTTCAATACCATATTCTTTGGTTTTTACAATATCCCCCTCGTAAATCTCTTTCCCGTTCTTATCGCACAAGCCGGTGAACTGCCCAACGGTTTCAGCCCATACGTCGTAGCAGCAACCGTCTTCTGAGGAATATATCCTCGCCTTGTCCGTAAAGATAAGCCCGTTTTCGTCCCTTCCGGTAGTATAGAAAAAAGAGAGAAATCCATATACCCATTTCCCCGTATCAGTACTTTTACCTCTGAATTTTATTTCACGCTTCATGATCAATCATATTTCTTTATAATCCTTACACTCTTTGCAATAAAAACCACAATTGTCATCGTTATAGTCGTGAGGCATTTTAAATCTAAAGGAATGATTTAACGCGCAAAGGTCGCTATAATGCCGTTTAGCTGACTCCTCAAGCACTTTCTCCATTTCATCATCAGATAATGCTCTTTCGTCCGGTCTAAAATTCTTGCATGTTTCACAGAAACGGATAGGTTTACGCTCTCCCTTTTCCCCGGTAGGCTTTTTAATTCCCCTCAGCCAACATCTTTCGTCCTTGACCGGGCAACATCTACAGTAGTCATCCATTCCGTAAAATTGGCAGTATCCTTCACAGAACCACTCTCGAAATTCTGCAAGTAGTTTTTTCTTTATAAGTTCCTCTTTCATAAAGTCACAGTTTGCCATTCTTTAATCCTATATTATCCATAATAAATTTAATCAATCAGTTCAAATTCGTAAACGAAAACATAAGGGTTAGACTCCCACGTCCCTTTGCCGGAGACTTTATCTATGAGGGCGGCAAAGGCTTCACGAGGGGTGCAATAAGGCTGAATGTCCCCTTTATAATAATAAGCATCCATAAAATGTGTATCTGCACTTCCGCATTGTCCTTTATAAATTCCTTCTTTCAAGCAATCTTTATCGGAGATGTCTTGCAATCTTTCGATTTTGATGTTGGTAATTCGGATATGGTGGGGCATGAAGTCAGCGCGGACAAATAACTTGTTGTTCCATCCTGCACCCATTTCTTCCATTGTAAGATATCTTTTACCTATTTTATATAGACCTAATGTTTCCTGGGCTTCATCCCTTTTTCCCACTACATCTTTGTATCTCTGTGCAATGGCAACAACTTCACCAACCTTGTATTTTGGCAATATCTCGCCCATATCAAACTCTCTTTCATCTGCATCATACATACAAGGCCAGCCAACAATCTTTTTATCAGAATGGCGTCTGTGTATATTGAATCCGGCAACCCATTCTCCTTTAAAAGTTCTTGGACATTTGATTATTCTTCTCGTCATAGTCTTCCGACCATCCAATACAGCTTGGGTTAAGCCGTATTCATCATTAAACATTATTTTCTTAGCCATATCATATAAGTTTTAACGCTTCTTGTATTCCGGCTTCAAGTGCTTCCTCGTAGGATTTATAATGGATAATAGGTCTATCCGACAACCCAACTAAGTCATGGTTCGGAATTGTTAGTATATCATATATCCAATAATTTTCATACATATAGGATACTTCAACGTGTAGCTTCTTGATTTCACGTAGCCACTTCAGGGCAACATACAATGTCGGACATAAAAATTCAACTAATTCGCCATCTATTTCCGTACAACATGATATGTATTGCGGATGGTTCCATCTTCTAATAATTTTATCGCAACTTATCGTGCGTTCACACTCCCAAACGAAACCTTTCTCTTTCAGCAGCTTCGCTATTTCTAATGTTACAAGTTCTTCCGTCATATAATCATTTTTTCCTTTATAAAGGGCACACCCAAATGAAAAAGAGTAAAGTGTCAAATTCTAAACTTATCATTATGGATGTCGGGTGTGCCCGTTTTTATTAGTATATTTGTTTCGTCAAATTTTAAACTTTAAATTATGAATGAAATTGTTCAAATCTGCCCGAACATCACACTTGTACATGATGAAGGGTTCGGTGACTTTTGTGTGCCTATCGTATCGGATGTCATTATGAATATTGACATGGCTTTCTCAAGAGCCTTATCCATTCATTTTTTTTCGTCAAATCCGTGCATAATCAAGTATAACCACTTTAAAGACGAACCCAGATGCAGCGATACCGCCGATGGAAGGGTAATTTACTTACATACGCATGATGATTATTGGTGTCAGTGGGCATATCAGTTCGCACATGAATATTGTCATCATTTAATTAATGGTCCGATGATAGATGAAATATCAGGCTTGTTGTGCTCTTCAATCAAACCTTCCAGCAGTATACGCTTGTATCCCGTCCACGTTGAATATAAGGTCTTTCCCGTCAAAGACCACCTCTTTCTTGTTTTTAAATTCTGCATCCATGGTTATTCTCCTTTCTTTATAATCAAATTATCGTTTCCATCAAAATCATAACAATCCGGACAATAGGCTTTATCCCAATGCAGAAGCCATCCACTTTCCGTTGCTATATATCTTACGATCTCTTCCGTATCGTGCCACATCTCATCAGCTACACGTCCGCAGCAGTCACATTTGATGTTATAAAATTCTTTCTTTACTATCATGGCAGTCTCCTTTCTCCTTAATCCGTTCCAGTACATCCTTGTTGGCTTCGAGTATCTCATCGAAAGAAGGAATAGGCATCCAAGAATCATCTTCGCTAACTATTATATCGGTTCTTTCATCATCGCTTACCCTCCACCAATTTGATTGCATTGAATGATACATTTTACCTATATAAAATTCGCGTTCATGGCATATAATAACTTCAATATTATGTTTTGGCGGTCGCTCCTTTACGCTTATCCACGGAGATTGCTTTGCCTGCCAATCTGCACCAGCGATAAACGACTTATAACTTTGATGGTGCATTCCGTTAGAAAATGCACCAAGAACAGATGCATCTTCACAAGTTGAAAAACCATTCTGATGTTTTATTGCTGCTTCTTCTAAGGTCTGTTTCATAATCAATGACTTTTAATTTTCTTGTATTTACCACACTTCTTGCAGAAGTAGTGACGTACGGTGTACCAACTGCTATCGCCCCAATCATCAACAACTTCTACTTTCCTTTCAAATAAGAATTTCCACTCATGGCAGCAGAACCATTTCTTTATTATAGCATCAATTAGGCGTTTCATAAACAATTGTTCTCCTTTACAATTCTACCATCATCTTTCAAGGTGTATATATCCCCTTTATACGCCAAAGCGCAACACCATTGGTGGGCATACTTCAAATACTGATGCAACTTGTATCTATATGGGTATTTCAGCATCTTTTTTCTTATTCTTCGTTTCATTTCCTTTTTGATTTAGTATTTCCCTTTCAATAACTTCTTTTGCATTAAAGCCGAATAAGCCTCTCTTTTGCTCGTGAAAATCCGCAATAGGAATTTCATTGATATAATAGTAAAATGCCTCATAGCCATCTGTGAAATTACGAGCAAGAAATCCATTAAGGTGAGTGTTCATATACTTTTCAATAGCGACTATTATTCTACGAGCATACCCAGGAAACATCTTGAACTCCAGTTGCATCTGCTTGTAACTACAAAGCGGACAACCTACACAACCATGACGGTTTAAACTATATGGAGCATCATAATACTTTGAATATGGCAATCCATATTTCCGGATATAGCTCCAGACGTCCTCTTCCAACCATGTAAGAATCGGAAGAATATGTTTTGCCCCTTTCATCCACTTGCGAGTATCACATTGTTCAGGTTCGTAATTTTCTCGGTTACGACTTTCTGAAGCCCTCATACCTTCAATGTTTCTTTTCCCAATACCGTATCTTTCCTTTAATTGTTCACAACAGAACCTACGTAAACGAGAAGGGAATCCCTTTTCTTCTACTAACTGAAAAAACGACTTTTCTGGGTGCATAATATGAACTTGCGGATAGTTCTTCTTTATAAAACTAATTGTTCCCGGTGGGTCCATTGTGGTATTAGCATAGATGGCATTATATTTAATACCTGCGCGTTCGGCAAGGTCAAGTATGACTACACTATCTTTACCACCGGAAAATCCAAGAGATAACGGCTCTTCACGTTCCATACTACGTAAAAAGTCGATTGATTGTTGTTCTTTTTTATTCATTCTTTCTTGTTATGAGCAAAAACCACCGGTTTCCGCTCGTGTTAATACTTCATGTGCAGAAATGGCTTCTTTTTGCACATGTTAATCTCAATTCATTTTCCTTTTTCTATTCCGCTCGCTCTGTACCTCTGCCATACACATCTTGCACCATGACGCTTTCAGATGGTATTCCTTACCGTTACGACGGGCTGTCCTATCGAAGAACCTGGATAACGGAAGTGCTCTACCGCAACGAGTGCACAGTTTACGCTCCACTCCGTCAACAACCACCCGGTTACGGGGTTTCCTCCTCACAATCTCACATGGTCCGCATTCGGACGCACCGTACCTCCTGCAATATGCAAGTGAGTGCTTGCCGCACTTGGCTAAGGAGGTGCAATCCGAACGGGGAACTGTCTGGTGAATGTTCATACTATTTGCCTTTTTCTATAGATTCTATTGCCAGGAATATCTCATACATCACTTGTGGAACAATCGCATTGCCGTATGCCTTTATCGATTCCTGCCGCCACTTTGAAAAGGAAATACCGTCCAATCCGGTAAAAATCCCATCATCTCGGCTACAAACAGGGGATTGAGTTGGGAAGTTTTTCCACCGTTCTGCAAATGATGTTCTCCTAACACTACCGGGAGGTTGCACAGAGCATCCGTCCTCATTTTCCCGTTTTTTCTTTTCAATGCTTGTGGGGAAACGGAGGGTTGATAATCCCTCGCTGCTGGAGTAGGGAGCATACCGCAAGCTGCCAAATCGTTCAATTCCATTGTCCATCCTTGCTCTATTTTCCGCTTCGTCCGTCCGTCTTCCGGTTTCGAGTCGCTTCTGAAGCTTCTTGCCGTCGGTGTGGGTAACATATTTATCGGATAAAACTCCGTCTTTCCGTTCTTGTTGCACCGCTTCATTCCCTGCGTCTGCACGGTGGGCAATAAAGAAGACGCGGTCTCTTCTGTGCGGCGCTCCGACGGCACAAGCCGGAATAACAACCGGTTGGACGGAATATCCTTCACGTTCAAGATCGTTACACACTGTTTCAACGACATATTCCTGCCGATGCAATATTCTTTTTCTGTTATCTTCTCCGAATAGAGTTTCTTCGCTTCCCAACGAAGTTTCACTGCCTGGCTGTACCATCGAGAGGATTCCAGCAACGTTTTCACCAACAACCCAATCGGGCTGAATCTCCCGTATCGCTCGTAGCATTTCCGGCCAGAGATAGCGGTCATCGTCCGCTCCCTTTCGCTGTCCGGCACAAGAAAAAGGCTGGCAGGGGAAACCTCCGGTGAGGACATTGATTTTTCCCCGCCACTCTGTAAAATCTGTTTTCGTGATGTCTTCATAACTTTTGCTGTTTGGAAACCAATAATCAAGTATCTTTCTCCCGAACGGGTTTATCTCGCAATGGAACACGTTTTTCCAGCCCATTATCTCGGCAGCTATTTCTGGACCGCCAATGCCACTAAATAGAGAACCGTGTGTTAATCTTTCACTCATTCTTCTGATTCTTTAGGTTTCCAATCAGACGGTAATTTTGCCCACTCGCGGAACTTGGCGTCGAAGTCGTCCATGTCCCTGAACATATCCATCTTCGAGTTCTCTGTCTCTACGAGTGAGGAGAATTCCAGGAAGTACATGTCGGCGCTCTTGACAAAGCTGTTATGAATCCTTTTCAAATTTCCGAGTAGTAACCCTTTGGCGTTCATCAGGTCTGCCGCTTCCTCCACCAGCATGTTGGCTTCACAGTTCAGTATGTGTGCGGCTGAAAGAAGGCTGGTCAATCTGTCTATGCTGCCATCAGCCTCGGCAGCTTTAATCAAATCTTTCTTTGGTTTCATTGCTCTTAGTTTTATTAGTCCCATCGTATATGTAAAAATAACCAAATTTTATTTGAAATTCAAATAAAATAATATCTATTTTCGTGTGCTTAACTTAGTATAACTGTCATCTCCTGCGGCTGCTCCCGAGCAGGGGAATGACATTAAAACTCTTGAACCTGTCAATCAGACGTCCTTCAAACCGTTTCTTGAAATCACCGATGTTCAGATTGCTGGTGATATGGTATTTCTTCCCGAACTGCTGGTAAATCTCATAACGCGCATAGAGAAATTCGTCTATCACGCTGTCAAGACTGGTACCGTAGCTCTTCTGATTCTCGGTTTCCAGACCTATGTCGTTCAGACAGATATTGAACGGGGCGGGCTTGAATCCTTTTGACTGCCCCTCGTTGTAGGAATACAGGTCTATGTGTCCGTTCATCTTGTAGTAGTTCATCATCTGTGTTACGGATAGATTTTCAAATACATTCGGATTCTGTGTCAACTGTAGATAGTCAGCGAATATCTGCATAATGATGGTTTTCCCAGTTCCGGGACTTCCGACAAGAAGCAGGTTCTTGTGCACCTTATAGCACTCATTAGGAAATACCCTTTCTGCCATACGGCATCCGTTGAAGTAGTAGAGCAGGAAAGACAGTATTTTGGAGTTATGTTCGTCCACTTCAAACTCTCTGAATTCCCGTCCCATGTAGTCATTTCCGAGCTGCCTGATAAAATCAGCATGTGCACGAAATTCACTAGGATTGTTCATGTCGTACTTAAAATCTTGCAGAATAGTCTTTCTGTGCCTCTCCAGCAGATTTCCTATCTGTATCTGACTCAGCTTCGCTGCGAACGACTTTTCCTGTTGAATTTGTTGCAGTTGTGCTGAAAGATTTTGCTCTTCGTTTGTCATCTTCTTGCTTTTTAAGGTCAATATCAAGCCATCTCGAAAAATGCGACATGGCATCTTTAGGAGATTTTTGGATCTCTCCCTCGTTTTGCAGTTTTGCGAAAAAACGTTTCAAATACTCGTAGAATGTTTCGATAGTAAACTCTTTATATCCGGCAGAACGGATATTCATAACAAATGACTCTATCCACGACATATTCGATGCGAGTTCGTTATAGCATTCCTTCAAAGGCTTATCGAAAATATCCGATGGAGGAAATTCTTCTTGCGCCTGCGCATTAGAGAGAGAGTTATTATTACCATTTACATTATCAGGCTCATTATAGTTAGATTTGTTATCACTTGTTAGATTTGTTACATCTTGATAACTTATGTTACATTTGTTATCATGTGTTAGATTTGTTACAGAAGTTCCATACCGGTTAGCCATTCCTTTCCTTCCTGCTTCACTCCTTTTTTCAACAAGGCAATTATACTTATCATTATTAGAATCTATTTGCTTCTTTATAAAAGAAAATGCCATTTTAGCCAACGGTTTCAGCTCCGACAGTGTCCCCGATGCAGCATACTCAATAATTGCATCGTACACTTCAAGTCTGACCTCCGCAGGATATTCCATCAGCACTTCCTGCCATTCAATATAGAAGACAAATGATTTTCTTTTTGTATCCTTTTTCATTATGCCTATTATTTGATAATCAGTTATTTATATATTGTAAAGTTAACTTTTTATTATGGAATTACAATAAGTATATTTCTGAATATCAACAGTTTAAACATTGTTTATCAGTACCCTGCCTTATTAAGTCTTAATGCCTCCTTCTCGTAACTTAAAAGCGTACGAAGAGCATCAAGTTGGTGTACACACGAGGCGTTAAGCCTATCCAACCGGTCAACCAAGAACGCTTCATCTTCCGCGATACTTTCAAGCAAGGCATTCTGTATTTTTGCAGAAAGACAGTTTTCTTTGGCGATCTGAATAATGGTATTCTGTATTTCATCAGACTTTTTTCTGCGAAGCATTTTCTTTGCATCTGCAAGCATTTCTCCTGTACGCATCATATATACCATTATTGTCGATATGCGCTCCTGAATTTCTTGCGGGTTATTAGAGCAAGTAATATTCAGATAATCGCTTATTTCCTTAATTTCCTGTTCCATGATTATATGTCATTTAAGTAATCTGTTATAACTTTCATAAATTCATCCAAAGACCGGCAGACTACGTATTTGTTCCCGGCAGCTTCACACTCTTTCTGCCATTCTTTTTGCACCGGTCTTTGGTATTTATCCGGCTTTTTCATTTCCACACACAAAGCTCCATAGAAGCGGTTGCTTTTTAAAAGGATTAAATCGGCAACGCCGGGGAGCATCCCTTCATCTTTCATATATGCTCCGTTCCTTGCGCTTCTTCTGGCTGCGTTCGGAACAGCAAACAGCATATCTTTCAGTTTGGGGTATTTCAATCTAAACCACTTTACACAAGCACACTGTATCCTATGCTCATCGTTTGCCGGCTTTTTGTATGATTTAGCTTTGGATGCAAGTTTAATCATCTCCTCGTATGTCATCGCTTTCTTTGTCTTGTGGGGTTACTACTGTATCTTTTCCGGTCTTGTCAACTACGACCTGCTTTCCTCCTACGGTAATGGTTGTCTTGCAGCCTTCCGGGAGTGACTGAATGAAATTACGAACAACGGGAGAGTTGGCGTTTTCTCCAATGGAATCAATAGTCCGTTCTTCTGCGCTGTACGGATATACATCCATGATGGCGGTTTCCGCTACCGATGCAATTTGGTAGTCGGCCATTGTGCCTTTCATGCCCTCATCCAGTTTCTTCACTGCATCACGCAGGTCGGCAGCCTGCACCAATACCAG